AAGAATTGCAGAAAGCGTTTAATGTCAATATGGGATCTATCCCGGGATATTGGTTTGAAGAATTATACGAAAAACTTAAACAACAACTCTCAACCCTAAAGGAGACCTTATGACCACCAAGACGAAGCGAAAAGGCAGATGTGCTTGGTATTATGGGAAAGAAGGCACTCCTGATTTTGATAAATGTCCATATTGTCAGGAAAGGCTTTGGTGTCCAGCAGCAAGGTTGCGGAATAAAAAACCATTTGGACTTAAAGAGCCGAAACTACCCAAAAATTGGGGCAAATTAAAAGTGAATGGAGAATATATATGACTAACCCAGAAAGACGAGAGAGGATTATGGGAATATTGGAGAAGTTAGCTTGTGATTCAGAGATGAAGGGTATGGGTTATCATAATAGGTCTACTAAGAAAGATGACGTTGACCAAGCCCTCTCCGCCCTCGAAGCTCTTATGCCTGAAATACAGAATACTGTTCCAATAGAAGAATATAGAAACCTATTGGCTAAGAATAAGGAATTGGCAGATATGGTAGCCAGACCTGTAATGACGAAAGAGATTGCGGAAGTATTTAAGCGATGTGATGGCTTCCTTGAAAAACGAGGCAAATTTCATAAACAAAATATGTATGATATAGAAGCTATAAAAGAACACGAGCAGTTTGTCAAGGATTGGGAAGCCTTAGCCTCTAAACTCTGCATAGGGTCAAAATGATATTACTAATATGTGGAGTTTTAGTAATTGGAATACTTGTAGGAATTTGTATGGTATTAGCATTAGATGGTTTTGCGAGTAGACATTAACTACCACGGAGGGTTTAGGGAGATGAGAGAGATAAAGTTTAGGGCGTGGGAACCTCAAAGAAAGATATGGCATTATTTTAATAGCATAGACGAAGTAATTAAATGCAACTTTTCATTGCCGACTTATTGGTGCATATGGATGCAATTCACCGGCCTCAAAGACAAGAACGGCAAAGAAATTTATGAGGGAGATATTATCATTGCTGATGATACTGATTCTCACCCAGAGCAGAAGAATAAACAATGGGTAGTTGAGTTTCAAGATGGCGGTTTCTGTGCCACGAGCAGAGATATAGATATTTGGTTTCATTATTGGACTGAACATCAAATCGAAATCATTGGCAACATCTACGAGAACCCAGAGCTATTGAAGTAACCAAAAGGAGAGCCTATCAATGAACAGGGAACTTGAGAAGTTATTATTCTTAATTAGAGATGAAAGTATGAATAACACAAAAGATATGGAAGGAAGATTATATAACATAAAAGAGTTAGTGACTAAAGCCCTCAACGCAGAGAAGGCAGAGAGGTGTCCTGAGAAACATGATTTTAAATTTATGCCTTCTGGTAAAACAGAATGTATCAAGTGTCATAAGGTTTTAGAATGTCCATCCCCCCACGCAGGGGATAGCACTTGCGAGGGATGTAATGAAGGTGTTTCCCTTTATTCAACTTGCACAGGCAAACTCTCCACAAGTGGGGTTGAGGATATTTGCTTAGCTATAACTGCTTATCTTCGGTCAGCATTTAATGTTTATATAGGTTCTCCAAAAGATAAGGCTACAATTACACTGCAAGGAAAAGATATTGAAGAGCTCGCTCACGCAATAATGGAGGATGTAAAATGAAATATTTATCAGTTTATGAAACAGACCAAGACATTCTTCAAGCTATGAGTGATATTCACTTGCGAGGGCAATGGTATGAGGCAGATATAACATACTCAAAAGGTAATTTTTATACAGATAAGCAACCGAAATATAAGACTGACCTTATGCCTTTATCGCCCGAAATTACGCAAGATGATAGCCAAGTATTAGCCACATTGCCAATGATATGCAAAGTTAATAGCATTGTATTTGACCCACCATTTTTATTCCGAGATAGAGTTGCAGTGAATAATGACAAGATTTGTGCAAGATTTTCTTATTTTAAAAGCTACGAAGAACTTCAGACTATGTATAAAAATAGCCTTAGATGTATTTACGAAAAACTTGCAAGTAAGGGTTATCTGTTTTTCAAATGTCAAGATATGACAGACGGAAAGTTTTATTGTACTCACAATTTTATTATCAATTTCGCCCAAGAAATAGGATTTGACTTAAAGGACATATTCTTAAAAGTTAATAAGCATAAATTACAAGCAGACGCTAAACAACAAAATTGCGGTGCAAAAGTGCATAGTTATTGGTTGGTATTTAAGAAACTTAACCCTGCCTAATAGCAGATAGGATAGATATGATAACAGATTTTTTAATATATTTATGGAGAATATTTGAAGCGGTTATGACGCCTATATCTCAAGGGTTAATAAAAATGTTTGAGATTTTATTTATTCCAAAATAACAAGCAGATAGGAGGAGAGGGATGGCTGACTGGGGATATTGCATTTATTATAAACCGAAGAAACGAAAGAAGTAGTCTAAACAGCTCGAAAGAGCGGAAGTAGCCAAAACTAAGTAAGGAGGGATATGATACAAAAGTTCTTATGTTGGATCGGCTGGCATTATTGGATCGAAGAAACTCACGGTGTAAAAAAGTGCGCAGATTGCGGGAAGTATAAAAAGTGAAAGACACGATCGCCAACTATCTCGAGTTCCGGGATTATATCGCAAGGCACTTCATAATTCAGTATCAAAAAGGCTCGCTTACTCTCCGCGAATTAAAGTTCATATATTGCTATCTGTATAAATAAACTTGCCACGACCTATATACAATATGATATACTTATGTGAGGTGATACATGATCCTTGCCTTGCATGGAGCTTAGGCTTTAAGGCCATGTAAACAATTCGCAAAGTCACAAATCTATGGGAAGAAATGAACATCACAAAGGCAGAACTAATAAATCAGGCAAATAATTTTTTATCGGAATATTTAAAAACAGAAACCGCCGATAAAATGCGAAGAATTAAGCAAGCAAAGTTAGCTTGTAATATCACAGGAACAAAAGTAAAAATCCCCGCCTTAAATGTCCGCTTCAAAGTTATGTATAGGGACGATTTTAAATGCGTCTATTGTGGTCGTGGCGCAAATGATGGTGCTGTCTTACAGATTGACCATATAAAACCAAAGTCAAAGGGTGGCGTAGACGAGTTTGATAATTATGTAACCGCTTGTCAGGACTGTAACTATGGCAAGAGAGATATGCTTTTAGAACTGAGTGAAATTAAAAGAATAGCAAATAAGCAAATTACACAAACTACTGATACACAATCAGATAAGGTATTTTAATATGGCTGGGAATAAAAACTCGGGTAGGAAGGGTTGGGATAAAGAAATTGATTCAAAAGAACTTTGGCAATTATCCGTTCCTGTCTTAAAGCACGCTCTTAAATCAAAAGATACTCCAAGCTATAAAAAAATTGAAATTGCGTTGGCTTTGGTTAATAAAATGATGCCTGCTAAAACAGAAACCGAACACTCTGGTTCTGTAACAATGATGCCTACTATCAAAATAGATGGTCAGGTATTTAAACTCGATGTAGGAGAATAATGCTTGAACTCCCCGAACTTTTAGATATACCCGATAAACTCTTGCCTTTAATAACAGAATGGAATAGATTTTCCTATTTCCTTATCGATGGTGGCCGATCGTCCGGCAAGACTCAATCAATAGCCCGAACGCTTCTTTACCTTGCCGAGCAATCTAATACACGCATAATTTGCGGGAGAGAGTTTCAGAACTCGATTGAAGAATCTGTATATACGGTATTTGCGGATCTGATTAAGCAATATGACTTAGATTTTGAAGTGCTTGCCTCAAAGATAGACCATCGTAAAACTTTATCTCCTATTCGTTTCCGTGGGTTTAGAGAGCAGGGGTCAGTCAATATAAAAGGGCTTGAAGGTGCTAAGGTATTATGGATAGACGAAGCACAGTCAATATCAAAGACCACTTTGGATATTATCATACCTACGGTGCGTAAAGAGAAATCTAAAATCATATTTAGTATGAACCGTCACGTTGAACAAGACCCTGTATATCAGGCGTTTGCTTTACGCTCCGACTGCTTGCATATCCACATAAATTATAATGAGAACAAGCATTGTCCGCAAAAGATGAAGGATGAAGCTGAAATTTGCAAAGCTAAATCATTGGACGATTTCCAAAATATTTGGCTTGGAGAGCCGCGAGAGAAGTCAGCGGATTTCTTATTCGGTATGAGTATGCTTAGAGACTCGATCGGCTTAGATATGTCTCGCATTGGAGTATCACGATGTATCATAGGTGTTGACGTTTCGAGGTATGGCGACTGCGAAACAGTATTCACAGTATTAAAGTCTCACGGGCCTATTCAATGGGAACAGCATTATCAAGAAACGATGAAGCACGATCCCGGAAGCAAGGCTGGAGAGATAATCGTTGGCCGGGTCTTAGCTATGCAAAAGGAGTTCGGAGCTGAAGCTATTGTGATGGACGCCGATGGCGCAGGTGGTTATCTTACCGACTTTATGCCCGAGACTAAAGACTTCGAGGTATTCAGCTTTAACGCTGTTGAAGGCTGGAAAGACGACCCTGACTATGACAAGTATGGAGATCGTAGAACAGCGGCCTATAACAGGGTCAAGGAGTGGATAGAAAAGGGATGGCTCAAGATACTTGCAGACCAAACCTTGATAGACCAGCTCTTGACTATCCGATACCATTACACTCGAGACGGACAGCGTTCAATACTTTATTCTAAAGACGATATGAGGCGAGAAGATATACCAAGTCCTGACCGGGGAGATGCTTTGATGATGGCCTGCTGGTTCGCCGATCAACTGATGGGTCCGAAGTTTCACGATAACGGCAACTATGCCCGGATGGATAGGGATGTAGAAATGATTGGCAAGCCACAATACGCAGGTATGGAATGAAAGAGACCGTCATATATCAATGCTGTGAATGTGGTCATGTTGAGTATGGAGTCGTCCGGGAATGTATAGTGTGCAAGTGTAAGCGGTGGTGGAGGAAGGTTATCAATGATAAAGATTAGAGTATGCGAGGCGATAGACATTGAGCCGTCCTTACCGCTTGTAGCGATGTTCTACGAAGAGAGCTTAAAAGAATATGGCTTGACCTTTAGCACAGAGGCGTTGCAGAAGGTAATGGAAGAACACGTCAAAGCCAAGTCCTCTCTCGTAATGCTTCAGGACGATATGCTCGTGGGAGTGATCGCCGGGAAGATAGCTAACGTCCCATTTAGCGACTACAAGATATTTCAAGAGACACTCTGGTATGTTCTTCCGAAGTATCGAGGACACGGATTAAAGCTATTCAGGGAGTGTGAGAAGTATTGCAAGTCAATAGGTATCAGCTCAATCGTGATGGGGAATATGGCGAACCTCAATGCGGAGAAGATGGGGAAGTTTTATTGTTCACAAGGTTATAAGTTAATGGAGACGATGTATGTTAAATCTTTATAACAGGACTGTCATTGTAGAACGTAAACGCTACTTCGTTACCGAAGCTATGCTGGGTTTAATGGCTATATACGCTGTCGCAGGCACGGCAATTTATGAGGGAATATCTGCTTCAAACACAGCCGCTGACGCTAAGAAGCAACAGGAACACCAGAACGATTTACTCGGCGCGGCTCCTAAAACTCCTGACCCTAATGCGGCGGCGACTAACGCCGAAGCGACTTTGACACAGAACAGGCGAACTCTTTTAGCTTCAGGCGGCGATACCAATGTAACAGGCGGTGCGCCGATACTGGCGGGGAATACGCAGTCTAATCAGCTCTTAGGGGGATAGATGAAGGCAAGTTTTCATATATCGTTAAAGTCGTCAGCTCCGAAGGTGCAGAGTGCGAACTCGACTCCCGCTGTGAGTCCGGCGTTCGCCCATAATAACAGCGTGGCCCAGCGAGCCGCCAATAAAGCCATTCACGTCAAAGCGAGGCACAAATGATCTCTAAAGACAGGGTTGAAGAAATACTCGGACTTAATAATTACCTTCAAGGGCAACGTGGTAACTGGGATTCATATTATCAATCGTGTGCTGACTTCGTTTTACCTCGGCGTGCATATATTACGTCTATTCATATAAGCGGTGAACAATTGAAGTTTAACTTCCTATATTCAGTCCGGGCTATCCGGGACGTAAAGAAAGCCGCCGCAGGCTTTCAGTCTCAGCTTACAAACCCTTCAAGCAAATGGTTCGGCTTTCAGCCATTAGATCATAAGCTCCGTGGTTCAGGCAGACTCCAAAAGTATTTCAAAGAGTGCGAAGATGTTCAGATGTCCATAATGGGGCAGTCGAACTTTTACAATATGGATATTGAGAACTATGTCGATCATCTTGTATTCGGGACTGGCAACCTAATGACCGAAGAAGATGTAAAGAGCCACGTCCGGTATAACGAGATACCTATCGAACAATACAATTTTGAAGAGGACGAGAGGGGTCGTGTATGCGGTGTCTATCGTAACCCACGATACACGGCGAGTCAACTGACTAAATGGTTCGGCTCCTCTTGTTCCAAAGGTATCAGGGACGCTATGGCTGATAATAAGCCATTCCAAATGTTTGAGATACTCCACTATGTCTATGAACGAAACGAAAGAGATGTATCGAAGAAAGATAAATATAACAAGGCTTGGGCGAGCGTGTGGATAGTCAAGAAAGAAGCTCACGTTCTTGAGGAAGGCGGGTTTGAAGAGAATCCCTACGCCGTATCAAGGTTCTGGAAAGACGCTAATGATGTCCGTGGCTTCTCGCCTACTATGGATGTCTTAGCTTCGATAAAGTTGGCTAATGCACAGAAGAGAACATTTATTCGTGCGGCGATGAAGAAGTCTGATCCGGCCCTGATGATGCCTGATCGTGGCTGGCTTGCCGCGCCGAATCTTAATCCCGGATACATAAATTACTACAATAAGAAACACACCGGCCCTGACGACTTCCGTGCCATAGAGAACAAAGGTGATTCAAACTTAAACGTCGAAGCTATGGAAATGGAGAATACGGAAATTGACCAGGCGTATTACATACCGCTATTCGAATCGCTTGCTAACGTAACTCACAAGATGTCTATCCCCGAAGTTCAAAGGAGAATAGCCGAGAATATGCAGTATGTCGGCCCGGTGATAGGCAGGCTCTTAGACGAGGGCAAGACTCCGCCTCTTATGAGGACGTTCAATATCTTAGAGCGTAAAGGAATATTCCCTCCGAGACCTAAAGAGCTTGTCGGACAGAAGTATGACATTATATACCTTTCGCCTTTAGCCAAAGCACAGCGTCAGTCCGAGATGAAC